GTGCGATTTCAGATTTGATTTCGCCGAAGGTCATTATGTGTTCAGGTAAAAAGGAATCTTTCTAACCGTCCCGTTAATTGTTACTGAAAGATAGCCAGCGGGTCTTGCAGGGAGAGTTGCTGCGGTACCGGTAGTAACAGTTGTGGCGGGGTCTGTGGTGACCGTAGCAGAAGGAAGAACAATGCTTCCCGCCGTCAAGACTCCGGCCGTTGTAATATTAGCGGCCGTCAGTAGTCCAGCAGATGTGATGGATGCTGCGGTAAGGACGAGAGAGCCACCGGTAATAGCGTTTGTCGCAGTTAATGCGGTGGCAGAAACTGTACCAGCAGAAGAAGTAATGTTTCCCGTGGTCGTAATTGCACCAGCCGTAATACTCAAGCTCCCGGCCCCTATGGTGACACCGGCAGTCGTAGAGAGACCGCCTGTGATCGCTAAGGTTCCACTTGTGGGGTGGATCAACGCTGGGGTTGTTACCGACGTATCGGTTTTAATCGCACCAACTACGTCCAACTTCGTCGTCGGGGTTTCAGTTCCGATACCCACTCGACCGGCGTAGGTGCCTGTGTTGTCGATCGAGACTGCTGGGTTAATCAAACGAACGTTTCCGCCCGATACAGTAAAGCCGCTCGTAAAAGTATTTTGAGCACTGATTGATACCCAGCCACCATTATAAATCTTAAGCGTCGGATTGGCTGTTGAGGAGTCCAGCCAGATCTTGGATTGATCGTTTGGAGCCGTTGGGCTGAGCACGAAAATGCTGGCGTCCGAAGCTGGAACAGAAAGGTTTTCGGCAAACAAAGACAACAACTCTTGTGGGGTTGCGTACTTTGTACCGGCTGGGAGTGTAGATGCTAATAGAGCCATAATTTAACTTTGACCTCCTAAGAGTGCGTTTCCTGTAAGTGTTAAGGCGTTGCCCTGAGTTACAACGGCCTTTGAAGTAGCGACGTACGCAGTGCCTGCGCCTAAGTTTCCTCCGTTTGTACCAATACTGTTGCCCCCAACCAAATAAGAAGAAGGCCACGTACCGCGCGTGTAGTTGTAACGACCTTGAAAACTATACCCGGAATTAATGCCAGCCCCACCTCCGCCGTCCCCCAAGGCGTTGTTATCTCTATTTTGCGTAATTGCATGCCCGCCTGATCCGCCGGACCCAATGACTCCGCTATTTTGGATAGTGAGCGGATAGCTTAAAAGAATAGCGGGTCCACCGGGGGGTGAATTAGCTGCGGCGCCAGATTGATCGCAACAACCGCTCGACGTAGCGGCCCCACCCATACCGGCAATAATTCCGTTAGCTGGACTGTTTGTGCTACCCCCACTCGTAGCTGGAACAATGAGTTTAATGTTTGATCCGGCAGGCCAACTCCCGGTCTGCAGTGCGTAGGTACCCGTAGTTGTGCTGCCGATATTACCGAGAACGGTAAACTCTACCGTCGCGCCCGAGCCTACGTAAGGGTAGCTAGCTAAGAATAAATCACGAAGAACTAAGTTGTAGGAATTAGTACTGGCTGTGCCAATGTTCAGCTTAAATGTCGCGCTGTCGACGATGCTAACCATCATGGCGTTAGCTCGTGTACCCAAATGAGATTGTTGCGTTGGCAACCGTGCCGGTAAGGTTTGTGAAAGTGGCGGTGACGCTTGTCCCTGCGGCGATCACAGTGCCGCTTGCTAGTGCAGGTGAAAGCGTGACAGTCGCCGAGCCGGAACCGAAAGAAGTCGTCACAGCTGTGTTGAGGGTCATGGCGAAAGTAGTCTTAAAAAGAACGACTACTTGAGAATTAAATGGCTGAAAGACGTTAGCGCTAACCTGCTGACTTAAGCTTGTGGTGCCGGCGCCGGTAACTATTCCCCGGTCGTTTACAGTGAATGTCGGAATGGCGCTATTTGATCCATAAGAACCAGCGGTTAACCCGGATCGAGTTTCAAGGTTCTCAGAAAGAATCGTACCCAGTGCTATCTTAGCCCCTGTGATTGTACGACTTGCTATTTTGTCAGTAGTAACTGAGGACGCAGCCAGCTGCTGAGAGGAGACGGACCCGCTTGAAAGGATGTTTCCTCTTAGCTCGGAAATCGCTATTTTTTTGGTTACCGAAGAGTTTACAACTGGGAGCACATCCGTACTGCTTAAAGTCCCTGAAAATGATTGAAGGTCTGTAATCTTAGGCATAACGGATTCTCCTATTCTGGGCTACTGACTTGTTCATGTCAATATTGAAGTATCACTCTGATCGGTAAGGGGTTCGCCAAACAGTGTCGATCCCCCCGACAAAGTTAAAGTGCCCGGTTCGGTGAGAAGTTCTTCAGATATTACGGAACCGCATACTTCTGAGAAATGAAGAAACAGAGAGGGCTCAACGGCATCGAGTTGTAACCAGTCTGACTTGCTAAGTTCGGTACTCATTAAATATTTCCCCCCACCTGCTCAACTAAGGTCTGGCAGTGTAAAAACATCTTTTGAAGTGTAGCGGAGCCGGTCCACACGATACGTCCCTGAAAGTCATATCCGTGCGAAAACATTCTGCTTGTCAGTGGATCAGCTTGCTCGCTGGGGTTCATAAGCCGAATCTGAGGCGCAAATTGAGGCTTAAGGTTTGGAAGAGTCGTAAGGAAACCCGTTGTGTCAACGACATCCGGCGTGGCGCCAGTTTGGTTGAATCCATACGGGGTCACGCTTACGGAGTAGCTGGAGTTGGGCAGCGTACTTGGGTAGGAAATTGTAAAATAAAGGTAATTCCCGGTAGGTCTAAATAGGCTAAAGAATCTTGAGGCGATCCTATCCGTGGGAAGAATAACGTTTACCGTTCTAAAAGAACCGTAAAAGGAAGAATACTCAGCTGTCCCGTTCGTAAGCGCCGCAACTTGGGTGGGGTTTAAAGACGACACAAAATAAGACACGCCGAGATAATATGGAGCTGAGCCCGTGCCAGGAGGAGTTGTACCTGTTGTGAAATCCAGACGAAGCCCGAGCCCCCGAGCAATACGAGTGGAGTATTTAGTTAGATCAACTTTATTAAGTACCGCCGATAAACTTGCAAGTTGGTTGGATGTAAGAGAAGAGCTTAGGTTTGTTTGAGTAACTGCGTCGCCACTCAACGCCCGAATAGATACCGATGTTTCTGGGAGCATGTAAAAGTTGTCCCAGAATATCCAGCTAGGATACTGATCGGGCTTGTAATAAACCTCGACGTCAGTTTGATCTAAGAGATTAGAGAACCAAAAATCGGCACGTATAAGTTTTTTCAACTCGAACATGGATCGAAAAGGATAGGCGGATGTTTCTAGCTCAGCGCGAATAGGCACTGATCCTGAGGAACTGCCTGTTAAAGCCAAAGCAAAGGTCGATGAGTTATTTACCGGTAGGCTTCCGACTGGAACTGCGTAAACATAAACAAAGCCAGTGGTATTGATCGGTCCAAGATCAACTTCGGTGGTAACTTCTCCGGAGGCTTCAGTAGATAGAACGACCGTTACCGTCTTCAGAAAAGGAGAAATCCTAGAATCAGAGTAGAAAGTATTTTCTGAAACATCAAGAGTGCTAACGGCGTAGGTGACCGATATGCTTTGAGCCCCCATTCCAACAGATGTCCAAGTGGTGGCAGCAGATTCGTTCTCGCCCCTTAAAGAAAGTTTTACATTTTGTGGTCCAAGCGAGGCTATCTTGCTTAAATCAAACTTAGCGTTTGTTGTTCCCGCAAGGGCTTCAAGTTGGTACGTGCCCGACAGTAGGCTATTGGAAAACGTAAGCTCGCTCCCAGCAATCGGGCGGTCTTCATGCGCTGTCGAGTCAATCTCCCAGACGCTATTTAGATTACAACTGACCCCAATGATAAATGCCCTGTTTCTACGACCAAAGTCCCCGCCGATAACCTGGAGCATATCAACGCCGGTCCAGATCCCGTCATAAGCAGCAGCAGTTTTTCCAAGGCTCCCTGTCATGGAGTTAAAGTCTAGGCTGATTAGAGCTTTGTAGACCTTCTTGGACTTACTGTTAAACGTCTCGGGTTGGTACTCCTGAGGTAAGGCGGTCATCAACACGCGGCCGCGGTCCGTGTAGGCGAGACTCACATCCTGCAAGAGATGGATTGGTTCTTGTTCTAGGATTTTATTCATTTCCGCACTCATAGCCGTATTCCCGTATGTCCCCATCTCGGCGGTTGCATTCTTGTAGGTACGAAGTCCGTCGTTGGATCTGAAGAATAGATCCCCGTTTACCTGGGCGAAAGCGTCGGGGCCGACAGCTCCGATGTTGGTATAAAGAACTGATTGAAAACCAGAAGTTGTGCCCCATGCAGATCTGGGAGTAGTTACGGCAAAAGTGGCGGCCCCAAACTCGCAAAACACAAACAACTGCCCCTGCCCCGCAGTAGTGTTCTGAGTGGGGACGAACTGCATACCAGTTATTTTCCCCATAAACGAAGGCATAAGAAGACTCCCGCCCTCGTTAAGGTAGGTGTTCTCCGTATTAAAAAGAACTGAAGTTCTAGGGTCTGATAGCGGATAATTTATAGCGCCAGAGGCTATTGTTCCGGCTTTGACGTTCACGTGCGATCCGACGATATCCAAAGCTTGAACTTCGAAACGGTTTGGGTTGGCAATAAAAAGCCGCCCCTGCCCGTAAGTCATAATAGAACCGGTTGGAACTTCAGATGGGTTTTCAAGAATAGCGTAAGCCTTAGCCCCGGAACCTCCGCCACCAGAAAATGTGACTGTCGGAGCTGATGTGTAGCTTGTTCCAGCGTCTGAAATAGTAATCCGCTCTACTTGACCACTTGTACTGCTAATCGCAGCGGTTCCCGTGGCGGTTGTCGCTCCGCCTGGGCCAGGGGCAGAAATAGTTACCGTGGGCGCCGAGGTATATCCGAAGCCTCGGTTTGTTACTAAAACAGAGACTACTGTCCCGCTTCCAACACCCATTGAAATAGCGGGGTTAGAAGTTATATGGGACCTACGGATATTCTCCCCATCAAAAATAAGAGG